TGCGCGACGACGACACCCGACCCGCCGCTGGTCTTGAAGGTCGTGGTGAAGGCGCCGGTGTTGTTGCAGAACACGGTCCCCTCCCAGTCATTCGGCACGATCACGTTGCGGTTGCCGGTCAGCACCCCGGTGGTCGTCAGGTATCGGCACCTGGCTTGGTCAGCCGTCAGCGTCACATCGGACCCCGTAACCGCCTGACTGGCCTTACCGGTCATGTCGCGTGGCTGTACCCACGGCCGCACGTCGGTGTAGCTGGTCACGGACGACGCGCCGGTGACGGCGGTGTAGAGCGGAATGGCGCCGGCCGTGAATCCGGTGGTGTTTTTCGAGACCACGCCGGCACGGGTGGCCTCGATGTAGTTCGTGGCCGAGGCGGTCAGAGCCAGCGCCGCCGCGTTGTTGGCGATCGCCGTCAGCACGCCATCGACCAGCATCACGCCGCCGTAGTAGAACCAGCTGAGGCCAGAGCAGAGGCTGCCGCGGCGGCCGAACAACGTCGCCGGGCTGCCGGCGTTGAAGAGGTCGTTGGCCGTCACTTCCTTGGACGACTGCGATTGCGCGATCAGATCGAGCAGGGGAGTGCTTCCGGACATGATTACCTCGTGATGGATTGCGTGAGTGGGTAGCCGCGCCCGACGGTCGCGGACATCTGGTAAATCTTGAGGTACAGAGTCGTCTGATTGCTGCCGAAATCGGTGACCTGGTCGGCACTGGAGTAGGCGCACGATGGAGTGCTCGCCGTGATCGTCCGCTTGACCGTGGTGTAGCTTCCGTCTGCAAAGACATCGATGGCGTACGATTCGCTGGCCTCCCCGAGCGAAGCGTCGACGTTGTCACGCCACTCGCCCCCATCGCGCGTGCGGCGAATCCAGGTTAGCGTCCAGTCGTTGATCGACGGATCAATGTTTCCGGTCAAGGCGATCGGCGACAGTGGCTTGAGGTTGACGCCCTGATAGGCAAACGCCCGGTTGCTGTCCGTACTGATGTCGCGCTCAACCGTGATGCCGCGATAGAGATACGACAAGCCGATCGTGCCTGAACTCATCGCGATGGCCGCGACGTCAGTGGTGTCGAGCAGTACCAGCGAATCGCCAACAGCGTGCAGGCTCATCGCCCATTCGGTGCCGAATCGACCACGCAACAGATCCTTGAGCACGTAGCTCGTGCCACTGACCAGCGTGCAGGTCTGAGCCGCGATGATCTCCCACCGCCCATCCGCCCCGTACGCAAAGTGGTTGGCGCCGCCGAGCATCGCCAACTGCGTCACGCTGTACAACGCGCCTTGCGTCAGCGTGACGTTCAGCAGGCTGGCACTGTCGATCACGCGCGACTCGACGGCGCCGATGCTGTTGGTGGCCACGCCAAGCGCAGACCCGGGCGGCCCGAATTCCTGCAAACTCGCCCAGGTGCTGCCCGCATCGGTCGATTGCATCAGAACGCCGCCGCGCCACCCCGCCAGGGCGCCGGTCATCGCGGCCAGGAACGACGGCCCGGACTGCGCGCTGTTGAGCATCGGCACGTCCATCAGCACATAGACCGACGCGCCCACCGGCGTGATCGTTGATGGCCCGGTCACCGCCGGCGAAGCCCCGACCGCGGTTGGCGTATAGATTGCCGCGCTGGCGTATTTCGCCTTGCACTCCACGCGCCCGTCGCTGGTGTAATGGACCGCCGTCAGGCGCAGGCTGACATTGCCCTCGGGCGTGACCAGCGTCACCACGTCTCCGGGCTCCAGATGGAGGTACGTCGGTGGCAGGTTGACCGCCACGTCGTAACGCTCCAGCCAGTACAGATAGAGCAGCACCTCGGCCTTTCCGGCCGCCTCGGTGGCGGTCAGAACGATCGGCAGGTCGAGCACCCGGGCGTTGATCGCCGCCGTGTTCAGCCGCTCGGCGTACTGCGTGCCGGTGTTGTACTCCCGGTCGTAATCCAGATGCTGCACCGTGACCCGGCGCGGCATCTGCGAGTCCATTTCGCGGCTGGTGGTGATCTGCACGCCTGGTTGATCGCCAGCGTTGCGCGCATCGAGGTCTGCAGCCGCAATCGTGACGACCGACGCGCCGCCGCGCGTAACGAACAGGATTACATATCCATGCTGCACCACGTCGAACGGCCAGGCCGCCTGCAGCGGTTCGAGCGCGGCCCGGATTGCTCCGACGCTGCCGACACGGTAGCCGCGCACGCTGCTGGTCAGAGCGCTGACATCGATGTCACCGGACAAAAGCAGGCCGGATTGCAGGCACTCGGCAGAGACAACAGTCGATAGGTTCTGGCCGGCGCCGATCCGGCTGACGTAGATGTAAGCAGCAATGGACGTGTTTAGTGCCGTGGCAACGACCGCACCCATAAACGGTACGCACGACCGCCAGGTGGTGGTTGCCGGCAGCGTCACCGCTACCCACGAAATCCCGTCGAGGGATGCGTAAGCTTGGTTCGACCCATAGCCGACTGCCAAAAAGTGGTCCCCATTCCAGACGAGACCCTTGAAGTTGAGGCTGCCTATCGATCTCGTGGTCCATGTGATGCCGTCAGGAGACGACTGAATCGCCACGCCGCCTGAAAAGCCTACGGCGACAAAAAGCCCGGCACCAAACGCGATGGCGTTCCAGTTGCCGGACCCAGCCATGGTGTGCTCAGTCCATGACAGACCGTCCGATGATCGGGCGCAGTAGTTTGTTCCACCAGCGAGAGCGCAGAACACCGACCCGTTGTGCGCAACAGGCCCCCATGACCGACTTGCGGGCATCGTCCCCCGCCGCCAGTCCACACCATCCTGAGTCATCCCGCAGTACAGTCCGCTCACCGTCGCGACAAATCGCCCGCCGCCGTAGCAAATCCCGGAATACGACGAGCCAGAGTATGGTGGGTAAGCATTTACTGGGTTGGCGGCCCAGTTTTGGCCCACATTCGACACGATATGCGTCCATGACGAACCATCGGTCACTGACTTCTCACACCCATAACCGGAATTCATGATTAAGAAAATACCGGCCCCGTAGGCTGCGCAATAGCGGCTTTCACTGGTCGAGGTGGTAACCTCCGTCCATGTCTGGCCATCGTGCGTAATAGCAATCCGGTTAGACGACAGGCTCTCGCCGGCCACAGCAATGGCTGTCGTCGGCGAGGCGGCCATGCTTCCCCAACTGTCAGACGCAGAGAGCGCGAACTGCGTTGCGGTCCAAGCGATAGGCGCCGCAGCCATCATCACCTCCGCCTTGATCTGCGCCCCCATCAAGCTGTTCGCGTACTTCGCCAGCGCCAGGTCGTAGAAGACGAGGTAGGCGATACCGCGCCAGGCCGGCGTGTTGGGGACGCCCAAGGTCGCCTGCATGCGGGCGTCCGCCGCCTGCGTGTCGGTGCCGGTGTAGAGGCGAAAGCCGCTGGCCGCCGCATTGCTGGCGGCGATGGTGTTCGGGTCCGACGATCCCGCGTCGTAGATCAGGTCCGGCCCGATCCAGATGCGACGAACGCCAACGATCGGGCCTTTGCACAGACCGACCGCGAAAGTGGCCGAGTAGGTGTAGGTGCGCGTCGTCGTCTTGCTGCCGCCGCCCTTGCCGCCCGACTTCTTCTTGGTGACGGTTTCCTTGAGCCGGTTGTTTTCGAGCCAGAAGACGTTGCCATTGACCGTCACCGTGCCGTAGACGCGCGGAATGACGGCCCCGTAGGTGCTGGTCTGGACGGACAGGTCATCGAGGCGCGGACCATTGACGGTCGGGCCTTTCGGCGGATCGATGAGCCCGCCGATGGTCAAGCCGATCTGCGCACCGTAGAGCGCTCCGGTCGGGCCACCCAGGAAGAGGCCGGCAACGGCCCCGACGACGCCGCCGAATGCTTGACCGCCGCTACTCATTCGATACCCCGGAAACGATAGACGCGCACGATGCGCGCCGCCCATAGGCTGGATAGCCGGTGCTCGCAGCACTGGCCGACGGATTCGTAGGCGTGAATGATGGTTTCTCCGGCGCAGATCGCCAGGTGTTGCGGGTCTGACGAGAAGCGCATCAGGAGCAGATCGCCGGCTGCCCGGGCGGAAAGCGCGACGCGCTCAAGGCCTGGCTGCGCATCGAGCGACTGTTCAAGCTGGCCGTTGGCCGGCGTGCGCCCGTAGCCGGAAACATCGAGGTGCCCGGCGCCGATCTGACGCGCAACGTGGATCGCCACCCCGGCGCAGTCCAGTCCAAAGCCGAGCAGCCGCCCCTGGTGACGAAACGGCGTGCCGAGACACTGCCGCGCGGCAGTGAGGATGTCGTCGGCCGTCATCAGCCGCCCTGTCCGACTTGCGCGTAGGTGCTGCCGGTGGGGATCCACGGGAAGCCGCCGAAGTTGGCGACGTTCGAGAAGGTGCCGGAGCCGTTCCAGCGCGCCTGGCAGTCGGTCAGACGCTTGCGGCAGCCGCGCACCATGCTGTAAGCGTTGCCCGCGACCGGCAGGTAGTAGAACGGCTCGAAGGTGGTGATGACGCCCGCCGCAAAGCTCTTGATCTCCAGTGCCTTGAGGCCGGCATTCGGGCCGCTGGTGAACTGGATCGTGCCGGCTCCGAAGGTGTCTGACGCCTCGCTGCGAGCGCTGTCGGTGAACACCGACGCGCTGCTGACGCTG